CCGTCGCATTGAACGTGATAATATCGATGATGGCGCAGATGGTACCAGCTACTGCAGAAGGGCACGTATGGCTCGAGGAAGAGTTGCAAGTGGTCTTGCCGCGATTCGAGGCTGTGCGGGGTCGATACCCTTTCTTCAACGAAGGGGAGAAGGCGTTTGTCTCACACCGGGCATTAGCTGAGTGGCGTATGCTCAATGCTAAACAAGAGCGGATCTTACTCTTGGCGAACATATATGCTCAGGCTTATCAGACAGGTCTTGCTGTACGGTCGCTGCGCTATAACGTTGAAGAGAATCCTACAGATTTATTCGCTACTGAATCGATGTTCATCAGCCCACAAATGTATCTACCTGCAGCTGCATCGGAAGCACTAAGGCACCCGGTACCTTTAAGTGGTATGTCTGGAATAGCATTTACTCACACCAACCGGCTAGACAGGCCAGTAGCAGGTAGACGAGTTAAGGTCATTGCACAGGATCAGAGGGCCGTGGAGAATTACGGTATAGTACAGGAACATGACGTGCAGTACATCATGGTAGAGAGGACACCTTTCGCAGGGGTGCCTACATTGTTGTTGCCTTTGAACCCATTCAAAGATGTGACACCGTTCACGCTCAGAGGGTCTATAGATGCTAGCAAACTAGAACGGAACAGGTTAGGCTGGAAGGCCACACCATATCAACTGTGGCACTGGGCTTGGGCTAGTAGACTGTGCGGGTATGACATTAACATAAGTACATCAATGCAACTAGTTAATGGTAAGCGCCCGTACGCACCAAATGAATCATCTTGGACATGGCCGCTCATGGTAAAGGATGAATATCTGGGTGAGACTATTACGGTAACTGGGCTTGAACCGCGTCAAAATAGGTTCATATCTTTACCGCCTATACACGCTCAGTTCTATCGTGGGACAGTCGACTTTAATTTTTCAATAACTTCTCAGATGGTGAGCTTACCAAGGAGAGAGCAGGCTGATATGATCTGTGAGTATGGTGCCACAGGTGGGCTCACGTCGCCCGCCACAGTCCGTGTGATGGTAGGTCAACACTTGAGGCAGCTACGTGGATTCATAGACAGGCGTGAGGCGGATTTTCAATTTGTCGAACGTGTTCAGGCTGGGGTGATCCCGCCAGAGCCGGGGATACAAGATGCACCAGATGTGGGCGGCGACTAGAGTCGCCTAGAGTACAGGCTTTAGGACCGAGCCCGGGTGACGAGGTCACGTTATACAACGTAGATCCGTCGCTACCTAAAGCCGTTAGGGCTCAAAATGGTGGGCGTAGAGCACCGAGGTCTCTACGGGCGGCATCGAGCAAGTTCATTCCTGTATTCGTTGCTGTCGGAGGTGCGTACTTGTCTGTGGTGACAAGATCAAAAGCCACCCATGTATTGGTGCATGTTGAATATGATACGTCTACATGGTATGGGCTAACTATGTTAAATGTGGGCCAGGGTTCAGTGCGGCTATATAGCCAACGGTTGGGTGACGTGCGTTTGTATTATTTGGACGTAAACACGAATGTTGACACTTTGCCACCAGAGATACGTCAAGCTGTCTCTGCTGCATACTCACAGGTAGATGGTTACGATTACACTAAGAAC